TAACACAAGAAAATATATCTGATTTAGATAAAGATGTAGCAACTGAGATTTTATCAGCGTTCAATGAGCTTAATACTCCATCAGAAAAAAAAAAGTCGAATTAAAGTTCGCGCTGTTCAACGGAACATCTAACAACGAATATCAAGAAGACATAATTTATTTTTTAATGCTTAAATTTTTCAATATTAAGAAAGATGAGGTTGATAAAATGGAAAGAGAAGATGTCTATAAATTACTATGGTTAGAAGAACGATGGAAGGAAAAACAAGCATTCGAACAAAAGAAACAATCACAAAATGGAAAACGGAGAATTTAAAGTGGAAATACCAATAAGTATAAATGGAAGTAAGGCTACTGGTAGTTCTAGCCAAAAGGGTTCTAAGTATGAGCAAGAAATTGTCAAACAACAAAAAAATATGACAAGTAACCTTGGCGGTATACTCAAAGCCACAGTAGTTGTTGCAACAATTTGGACAGCATTAAGTCCGATACTAACCCCATTAATAAAACTTTTATCATTATTAGCATTAGTTGTATTTATGCCATTATTGCCATACATTAAAAAAATGTCCGAGAAACTTGGCGAAATGATCAAGCAAGTTCGCAGTGGGCAAACCGGGGCAGCTGCTGGTGGAGAATTTGCAGGTGGACTCGGAGCATTATTTGGTGACATGAGTGTAGTTGGTGCAGCGATTGCGGCGGCTTTTCTATTGGCACTTACTGGAGGTTCTGCATTGGGGACATTAGCGTTGGCAGTCTCGGCATTAATTACTTGGAAATTAATCACAGGAGCTAGTGATATAGAGGATGCGTTGATTGCTGCTGGATTAGCATTTTTGGCAGGTTCATTAACTTCATTAATGATGGGGGGAGGAACTGCGAGTTTGTCAATAGGATTACTTACTGCAGGATTGACGTTGGGTTTTGGTATTATCGGTTTGGCCATGAAAGAAGAGGACTGGAGAGTTGCTGCGTTAGAAGGACTTGGTGGTTCTTTATTAGTTGGAGCAGTAGCAAGTAAAATAGTAGGAGGGGTTCTTGCGGCTATGGGTATTGGAGCTGGGTCTTTAACGATTCCACTCGCAGCACTTACATTCGTGATGTTTGCAGAATGGAAATGGGGGATTTTTGATAAAGCTGGAGATTTTATAAATGAACAAATAGATAATCTTAAAGAAATTCCTGCAAGATTAGGAACTGGTGAATTTTCAATTATAGAATCTATTTTTGGTAAAAAGGAAAAATATGATGATATAGTTTATGATTTTAATTTGGGAATCGCAGGGACTAGAGCTGAAATAGAAAGATTACAAACTGAAGGTACGACAAATATGACTATTCTAAAAGACCAGACACAAATACTCTCTGATAGTGTTGGAAATGAAACATTAAATACATCATTAAAATCAAACCTTATGAACACTTCTAATGAATTTACTAACATGTCAGATATCGCAAACACTTCAATAAATAGTATAATAGAGAACATCGCCAGAATACCAGATAAAAAAGTGACTATTCATGAAATAAGAACGGTGAGAACAAATGGATAAAGTAATTCAATCAATTATAGATGATTTGAATAAGATACCAAAAGTAGTCAAAACGACAGAGCAAGTAGATATTAAAAAAATTGCTGACGAAGTAAGTAAACTTTTACAAAGACAAACGAAGGGGAGATTCAGTTCATGAAACCAGAAAAGAAAATAATAGAATTATTGACAAGCATCAAAACATTCCAGATAGCAGGACTACAAATAGAAAAACAAAAGATGGCAGAAATTAAAAAACAAACTAAACTATTGGAGGAAATTCATGGCAAGTTCAATCGGCGGAAAATCGCTTGGGGACGTTTCTTCGGAATCTAGTACGAAGTCAAGTAATTTATTTCAATTTCCTATGCCTTTATCGGATAGTGATGCGGCTATTTTGATGGATATTTTTGGTACAAGCCGAACAATCACAATCGAGGGAGTGAAAACTGGACTTATAGCATCACTTAGAACATTCGTGACAGACATCGAAACAATACAAAACGGAGAGCAAAGCGGTTCGACTTTCGTGAGCAGTTGGACAGGTGCAAATAAGACAGTTCTTATTCAAGATTTTACACATACAAAACTCAAAGCAGATGAGAATGAAGTAAATTATACATTAGTCCTTGAAGAAGGAAGCGTTTTATAAAATGAAACTCACAAAAGTTATTATAAATTCTGTAACAATTAAAGATTCGAACGGTTCTCCAGATCCAAGAAAAGTTTTAAATTGGGAATACACAAAAGATGCTGATGCAATAAGCGAAGCAGAAATCAAAGTCACAAAAGACATAAATGATTTACTTGATTTATCGAGTGGCCAGATTGTAGAAATTTATGGTGGCACTACAACTTCCACAGATACTCGTTATTTTTATGGAAAAATAGATTCAATTAAACCAGACGGATCCACATTCGTGATTGCGTGTTCGAATGAGATGATTGACCTAGTAAGAAAGAACGTAAATCATATTTATGATAGTTCGGTAGATACAAGTGCCGGAGAGGTAAGTGAGATAGTAGAAGATTTAATTGAAACCTACGGAGGATTGACTGCAAGTGTTCAAGCGAGTGGTACTGCAGATGGAGAAAGAGTAGACGAATTCAAATGCATAAATTCTGACATATACGAAAGAATAATTGCATTAAAGAAAGCATTAGGTTGGGATTTGTTCTATGATGATGATAACCGGATAGTTCATTTTGAGCCAAAAGGATACACAGATTCAGAAAAAACTCTAACCGTCAAAGACAATATTCTTGGATTACCTGAATGGGACATAAACACAGACAACATGATAAACGATTTGAGAGTTGATGGGGCCACAGTAGAAACAACGATCAGTGAATCTGGGCAGATAGGAACAACCGAAGGATACACAACATCAAGTATTCTTTTAAATAAAACTCCAAACTCTGCAGAATTATTGATAGATTCGGCAAGCCCTCCAACAACCCAAAAAGAAGGTGGATCCAAAGATGCAAGTTCAACTGGATATTATTATATTGATAGAGAGAATAAGAAACTTATACCAAAAACAGACACAACCTTCACGACAGATGATTATGCAAAAATAAATTACATTTGGTCTAGTCCGGCCCCAATTCACATGAAAAATCAAGCTAGTATAGACTTATATGGATATTTTCAAAAAACACTCGAGATAAGCGATATAACTAGCGTAGCAGACGCAGAGAGCCGTGCTACAAGCATTTTATCAACAAGAAGCGTACCTTTCGTCACTGGAAGAATAAAAGTCAAATTAACAGACGTTCCAGGGAGAGGTCAATTAGTCCAGGTTGTTGATACGATTACCCCAACAGTAAGCGGAAACCAATTGTCAGGAGATTATGTGGTTAATAGTATAAAATATATGTGGCCAAGCGCCTTCGAAGAAATAGAAGTAGGTGACAGCCAATGGAGGCTCGCAGACTGGCAAGAAAACACAGAATCAAGACTTAAAAGATTAGAAGAACAATTCGTAAGAAATCAAGATATTTTGATGGAATTAAGAAATTTTAATAATTCAGAAGATGAAAACTTCAAAAAACCTACACCTAGATATTTCAAAACAATAACAGAAGCTTATGATACTGGAAATAATAGAATGATTTGGGATAATACTGATCATGGAGTTTGGGATTCGGATACGTGGGGTGACGGAACTGATACATTTGAAGCGGAAGTTGTTGCCTTTATGATGCAGGCAGGAAACACATACACGGAGGATTTTGTCGATACTGATTTTTTCGACGATCCAAACTCTACAGGCGATTGGCTAACTGGAGTCATAACAGTTGGACAAACATTAAGAAGTTTACCTATTGATTACGCAAATGGTACGATTACTCAGGCAACAGCAACATTCACAGAATCAGGAGCTGGAACACCGACTTTTTATTTATCTGCGGATGGAGGTTCTAATTGGGAGAGTGTCACAAGCGGAACTGCTCACACGTTTTCAAATACAGGAACTTCATTAATGTGGAGAGTTGATTCCGCCACAGATACAACAACAGTTACGGGGGTGGCAATTAGTTCATATCATTGATAACAAGATTTATCAATAGTAAAGACTTAATAAAAACATGGCAACTGGAAATAAAATCACAAATGATGGATTAAAACTTTCTCTTAATCGGACTTATAAAGTCTCTCCGGACTATTCGGCACCTTCGGTGTTTTCTATCGGAACCGGAACAACTACTCCATTAATCACCGACACCGACGTGGAAAGTATAGTAAACAT